CGACGAAAGCCTATGAGGAAGTGCGTAAGGTTCATGAGGACGTTTTCAGATACTACAATAATAATCAGTCGAAAGACTTAACGTCACCGCGAGGTATGTTCAAGCGTGGTGATGGTACTGAGAACGTCATCTTTAGTAATATGAATGTGATGTTGCCTGCGGTCTATGGTAAAGACCCAAACATTACATGCTCAACATCAGATGAGCAGGATCAACCACTTTGCGATGCCATGCAGGCATTGCTCAATTCTATTTTCAGGAGGAAGTCGGCTCCTGGTATTAATGCCAAGCCGAAAATCAAGCGTGCTGCTGGATTGGGTCTGCTTACAAATAATGGCGTGTTGAAATTAGACTACACACAGAAGGACGATTCGCGCGAGATGGCATTGCGGGAGATGACTCAGATTTCCGCTGAACTTGAAAAGACTAAGGATTTGGCGGGTGTTGAGCGTCTGTATGGTCGTCTTGAGGCGCTCGAACAGAATATGGAAGTGCTACAAGCGAGTGGTCCGCAACTGAACGTAGTTCTTCCGCATTGTCTAACAATTGATCCATACGCGGAAAGTGCCGATGGTATGGATGCGCAGTGGATGGCTGAGGAAGTCTACATTAGTACAGCGTCACTGATGGCGCGTTACACGAAAGAGAATCCAGAGGACGAGGGCGATGATGAGACTCGAGTGCTTGTCTACAAGCCAACCCACAAGGCGAAGTTCGCTGAGGGAGGTAGTCGCGATAATAATCTTGGCTTTGTTTTGGAGGCAGCGGAGCCGTCGGTTACGGAGGTTGTGAGTCATACAGACGAACAACGGCGTGCATACCTGAATTTGTATTATACGCAATGTTATTACATATGGGACATATCGCTGCGGCGTGTGATGCTGTTTCATAAGGATGATTGGACTTGGCCGCTTTGGGTATGGGATGATCCGCTTGGATTGAGTCGGTTCTATCCGTACTTCATGATCAATTTTGCATTCAGTACAGGTGGTACGATTTCTGTTGGTGAGACTGCGTACTATCTCGATCAGCAGGATAACATCAACGATATTAATCGGCAGATGAACCGGATTAGGCGGTCCGTGTTCGACTTCTTCTTTTACAATTCGGATAAGGTAGACGAGACGGAGGTTGAGCAGTTTCTAAAGACGTTGCGTGGCGATGGAACGTGGAACAGGAAGATACTTGGTGTCCGCGCCGGAGAACAGAAGATCACGGATATGGTCCAGGCGTTTGCTCCGCCTGCACTTGAATACGAACAATTGTTTAATAAGCAGACAGAATTAGAAGCGGTCAATCGCTTGACGAATACCAGCGATGCGCTTCGCGGTGTTCAGTTCAAGACGAATACGAATACAACTGCGGTCAACACGTATCAGGAAGCGATGCGCTTGAGTGTAGGTGCTAAGGTCGATGTGGTCGAAGATGCTGTTGCTGATATTGCACAAGCACTTGCAGAGCTATGTATCAAGAACATGTCGGTGGAAGAAGTTGCAGGACTGATTGGTCCTGCTCTTGCGCAAGGCTTTAGGAATATGCCTGTGCAGGAATTCAATTCACAGTATTCGGTGCAACTTGTTGCGGGAAGCATGGAGAAGCCGAATAGTACGTTTAAGAAGAAGGAAGCGATTGAGTTGACGCAAGCTGTGGGACAATTCGCTAAGGCTGCTCCTGGATCGACTCTCAGGATCATGCTCAAAGTGTTGCAGCAAGCGTTCACTGAAATCGTAATGAAGAAGGAAGATTGGGCCGCGATCGATCAAGAAATCCAGGCCAATCTGTCCCGAGGCGTCAGTGACGGTAGTGGTGAAGGTGGAGGGGCAGACCTGCAACAAGCAGCACAGCAGTTGCCGGACGAAGTGAAGGCTCAGGTTGTTCAGATGAAACAGCAGGGGGCTTCGGATCAGGAAATATTGGCATTCATACAGGAGCACGTGAACAATGGCACCCAACGACAGACAGCAGGGCAACAGCAGCGAAAGCCGACAAATGGTGTTCGACAATCTAGGGCTTGATGCTGACGATCTAGGCGCTGGCGATCTTGGCGATGATCTGGACCTTGGTTCTGATGACGGTCAGGATGACGGCGATCAACAGAGCGGCGACGACGGCGCACCGGATCATAGGGGGCGACAGCAGCAGCTTGACGACCTGAGTGTGAGTCGTACACCGGATCGTCGACAGCAACGGCAGCAGCCCGAAGGACAGCCTCGACCATTCGCTCGCAGTGCGGAAGTACAACCGGACGGTAACGGTAATCTAGTCGATCCGCATACTGGTCAGGTTGTGGCTAGAGCGGGACGCGAAGCTGCACTATATCAACGCGGCTTCAAGAGCGGTGAGGGTGCGAAGGTAGGCGGTCTGACCTATCGTTTGCAACAGCGAGAGAACCAACTGCGTCAGGCTATGGACGCAGGGCGTCAACTGCATACGGAAGTTCAGCAACTTCGTAGTCAAGGTGAAGCATTGAAGCAGTTCAATTTGCAACCGAACGATATGTTAGCGGCTGCAAAGCTGTTCAACGACCTAAAAACAAGGCCAGCAGAGGCCCTGCGTGCGCTATTGACAAGGGCCGCCGCAAGTGGTACAAATGTAGCAGAACTTGGAATTCAAGGCGTGAACGGTGCAGATGCCAAGTCACTGATCGATTTGGTTCGAGAGGAAATTCAGAAAGCCACACAGCCTATTTCTGAGCAGAACCAGAGAACCCAAGAAGTCGAACGGCAGCGTCAGCAGCAACAAGAACAAGAACGCAAGGCGCACGATGAAGTAGAGTCGTTCTTCGCTGAAAATCAGGATGCGCAGAAATACATGCCCGTGTTTCAACGGGTGCTCCAGAACCCCGATTTTAGGGGAATGTCGCTCGGTGAAATCTGGGCGCGTATTCAACTGAACCTGCTGCGAAACGGAAGCCGTCAAGGTGGTTCTCAAAGAGGGAACGCTCGTGGTGTATCACGTCCGGTCGGTCGTGGGCAACCGCCGAGTGGAGACGATAGAAACCGTTCTGCTCCAGCAAATTCGACATACGACAACATCTTGAAGGACGTTCTGGACCAGCACGGTATCCAATAAGGTGTGTGAGTCATAATCTGATCAACCTCTAGGAGAGATCAATGGCTGCCCTTGATACCGTAATCCACTCCATGCTCACTCGCAGTCGCGCGAAGCTGATCATGGCGTCGGCGATTTCGGGCACCGTTTCCGCGTATCTCCACGCCAAGAAGCGCGTGGTGGTCGAGGACGGCGGTCCGAGCATCACCAATCCGATCATCGTCGGGTTGAATCCAAACGTTACATCGATGCAGTACTACGATACGGTGCCCATCGATCAGACCAACGAGTTCACGACCGTCAGCTATAGCATGGCGAGAGTCGTGGGTTCCCTGATCATCTCGGATCAGGAGGAAGACGAGAACCAAGGTCGTGCTCAAATCTTCAAGATCATCAAAGGCAAGATCATGGCGCTCGACGAGAGCATTTCTCGTCAGTTCGCGGCTTATCATACGGCGGTCGGTGCCGGGACCGATCCTAATGGGCTGGGCAATCTCATTCCGGCCGATCCGACTACCGGCTCTGTGGGCGGTATCAGTCTTGCGGCGGAACCGCAGTGGCGGTCCTCGTCGTATGATTTCGCCGGGACGCTGACGCCGGAGAACATCGAGGAAGCGTTCGACGACATTCTCGAACTCGATCTGAACCGTGGCGATACGTCTGCGGACGACGCGGCCGAGTCTAAGCCGAGTGTCATCTTCGCTGGACGCAACATCTATCGTATGCACAAGGCGGCGGCTCGCGACAAGCAGACCATCGCTCTCGATGCATCCGGCACCGGCAAGAAGCTGGTGAACCTCGGTATCGTTGGCACGACGCACAATGGCACACCGTTGCTTTTCGACGAGAAGCTCGGAGCCAATGTCGCGTACTTTGTCAACGACAAGTTCCTCACGCTCCACATCCTCCGTGGCGTCAATATGCGCATCAAGCAACTGGTCGCACCTTGGAGCATGGATGCATCCGGTCGTCGGATTGTGTGGGAAGGGCAACTCTGCTCTTGGCGTCAATACCGGACGCACGCCTATCTCACCAACTGAGTGTGCGAGTCGCACACGAACCAGGAGTACAGCACCGTGTTTCAAGCAGCAATGAGCGGCACCAGGCTGTCGTATGTCGTGCGGCAGCTTGATGGGCAAGTCGAGCGGGAAATCACTCCGTTCGATATGAAGAAGCGTGAGATCGTGCGCAAGATGCAGAAGCAAGACGCTGGATACATCGTCTACTTCCCTCGTGGGCACGTTCTCCGTTTCAAGAACATGGAGGAATTGAAGCGGTACAGGCTTCACGTTCGTCCTCGGATGATCAACTTGCAGGGTTTGGAAGACCCGAACAGTCCACTCGGCAAGCTGATTTCCGCGCAAGACCAAAACGAACGCGACACTGCGTTCGAGGCACTTGAGAACCAAGTCATCGCTATGGCCACAGCCCGAACAGGACGGGTGGTCATGCCGGAGCAGTTGACGTCACAACCGGCTGCTCCCGGCACGACGGCGTGACTCTCGCAACTTAATGGAGGATCAGTCAAATGTCTGCTAAAGAGCGACTGTTTACTGGATTGACTGGCACCAATAACTATGTGCCAGCGATGGGGTACTCCGCAAACCTCGTCCATGGGCAACCGACGGCTTTCTCTCTTGGAACGCCTGCTGTTGCTTCTGCTACTGCACTTAGCGCCAACGTTGGTGGTGCAAACGCTGTAGCACTTACGTTCTTTCCGCTCAGTCTTACAACGGACAGTCCGTATGGACGTGTGTTGCGTGTCGATCTCAGCGGCGTTCCTGGCAACGCGCCGGTGATCGAGATACAAGGCGTTGACTATCTCGGTCAGCCTGTTGCGAAGCGGTTCACAGGTTCTGCTGCGGCGACGACTACGACTGCTGGCGGTGCTGCGGCGATCAAGCGGGTTACTGGTGCGAAGATCATCACTGCGTCGACCAATGCCGTGACGTTCTCTATCGGTACGACTGGCATTCTCGGCCTGCCGTACAAGTGCAACATCGGATGGGCGAAGGAAGGTACGCCGCCGGTGTTCATCGATCCTGCTGGCATCTTCGCCAAATGGGTCAAGCCTGTGTTGGTCGATCCTCAGTCGTTGACCACCGGCGATCCGCGTGGAACCTATGCGCCGACAACGCTCGATGGCGTGATGGAAACCATTCTCGGACTCGAAGGTGACAACTCGGTGAATGCCGCAGGCAACGGCGGACTGCACGGTATCAAGCACTTCTTCGCGTAGTGTGAGTCATACACCATGTCAGCTACTGTTCGCCAAGTAGTAGACGATGCGCTGGAACTGGTCGGTGAAGTAGCCGGTCCAGGCGTCCAGATGTACGGGGACGACCGGATGCGCAGCAATGCCATCCGGGCGTTCGACATGCTTTTTAAGAAGTATCCGTGGCACCAATACCGTAAGTGGTATCGACTCCAACTTGACGGTGTACTTGGCGTGGTGACCACGGACGCATTCGAGCAGGTAAAAGACTTCGAGGACTTCATCAAGATTTGTCGTGATGCGTAGTCCGAACCTATTCCGATGTGGCCGCGTGATGCCAATCCGTTCTCGTCTGCGATCACAAGTGGCGGTACACAGCTTCGGTATTGGACAAGTTTACATGTAGCAGACGCAAACTATACAATGCGTAGGCTACAATTCTATCCTGTAACAGCTACAGGTTTTGTGAACATTTTGACACTGTTGTATCCTCTCGTTCCTCCTGCATCACAATGGGATT